GGCTCCGTTCGGGTGTCCGGCGATCTCTCGTACACGCTTGCGGACGCGACGCTTACAAGTGAGAGCGCGCTACGAATCCAAGGCACGCTCTCCGCCACGCTTGAAGGTGCCACGCTCACCAGCACGGGCGGAGCTTCGCTCCCCAAGATCGTGGTGGACATCACCGTCCGCGGCGTTCGCGGTTCACGAATTGAAGCGGCCCCGGCGGAAGGAGCTCGCGCCAGTCCGCGCGGGGTGCGCGGAGTCCGTGCGACCGTGGGCGCGGCCTAGCCTCCGCGCATGCGGGCCCTCCTTTCCGTGCTATTCGCCGTTCTGTTGAGTGCGTGTGTGGCCCGCGCCCCCATGGGTTGCGCTTCGGTGGGGTACGGGTTCCGCGTGGACCCCCGGTTTTCCCCGGCGGAAGTGGCGCAGATCCAAGCCGCTTGCGATATGTGGAACGAAGCCTCACGCGGGCGGGCGCGTTGGTACATCGATCCCCAGGGGGACAACGAAATTGAACGGGTCTCGGACCCGGTAGCAGTAGCGTGGGCGGAGAAGCACTATGGGGCTCCCGTGCTCGCGTACACGCAAAGGCACTTGGGGTATGCCTTGATCTTCGTTCACGCGGACGTGATCCAAGCCAAGTTCGCTCCGCACTTGAAGGAGCTTGTGGCGCATGAGCTTGGACACGCGGCGGGGATGAAGCACACCGGGCCGTTGGACTCCCTCATGCATTCCTCGTACGAGGGCGCAACGGAGATCACGAGCGCGGACCTAGCAGAGTGTCAACGCGTTTCCGCGTGCTGGTGACCTACGGTTCGGGGGACCGCAGCGCAAGCGCGAGGATTCGCATACATGCAAAGTACACCTCTTCCCAGGTGTCACCTTCAAGCGGTCCGTTCGTCCAAGAGGCCTCCGCGGTGTACGTACCGTCCGGGTTCTGCTGCACCACGATCGCGAGGGACGGGACAACGTGCGCCATGCTGATATGCTAGGGGCATGCGATCGATCGTGCTCGGGCTCATGCTCGCGGGGTGTGCACACCGGACCCAAGCGGACGTGGACGCGGAGGTAGCGCGCTACGTCCCCCGGCCCGTAGCGGCCCCACGCGCGCAACCCGAACGGGAGAACCCTCCGGCACCCGCGCCCACTCCGGAGCCCGTTGCGGCGCAACCCAGCGCGAGCACGGAGGCATGCGCGGCGAATCGGCGCGATCGGGAGATCCGGGCGCGGCGGGAGATCGTGGCCATGGTCAAGGGGGTAGAGTTCTACCGCGCGCACACCAAGTGGGCGGGGGAGCACTGTACGATTACCGCGGACGGGCAAGACCTCGTGTGCAACGCGCCGAAGCCCGCGGGCTTTCCCACGCTGCAAGAAATGCGGGATGCTCGGGCGGAGTTGTCTGCCTACTTCGGCGTGGACGAGTGCAGCGTGGAGGACCGCGCCGCCGGGCGCGTGCCGCTATTCGTGTCCGCTTCGGACGCGGAAGGGATAGGCCAGATCCTTAGCCTCCCGCACTAACGCACGCGCCCGGTTCCACGGACGGTCAAGGGGGGCTTGGAAACCTAGCGCAATCCCGGCGCACACGAACGCGTCCGCGGAGAGGCCCGGGGCTAGGTTGCGTTGGATCGCCGCGCGGGCTTGCGCCTCCGTGGCGCCCGCGGCGAAGCACACTGCATCGGGCCAAGGAGGGAAGAAGATCCAGATCATGGGGAGGTCTCCGTTACGATCCAGATCATGGGGAGGTCTCCGAGAGGTGCTCCAAGAGGCGACGTTCCAAGTCATCGCGGGCTTCCGGATTTGTGGGGAACTGGGCATCTATCAGCATGGCGGCGGAGTTCCTAAACGCTTCCCACCAATCGGGAGTGCCCCTCTCGAACTCTAAAGAGGCGTTGTCCGAGGAGGACAAGTAAATGTCCAAGGCGTCTTTTTCTTTCTGGCACCGCATCAGACTTCAATTGTACCGGAGCGGTACTAATGTGCAAGGGAAAAGCGACGGCCTAGGCTCCTTTCGTGGAAACCCTCCTATCTGCTGCGGGCGTAGTGGTCTCAATTGTGGGCGCGGCCTGGTACCTCGCGTCCAGAATGAAGGACGTTGAACACGCCGTGGACCATTGCCGGCTGGAGGTGTCCAGCCTGTGTAACGAAATGTTCCGCGTCTCTGGGCGGATCACGCGCCTAGAGCAAAAGGGCGCGGGCAAGCGAAAGACCGGCACCCGATGAGTTTCCGCAACGTCACTTGGCAGCAAACGATCGTCCTAGTCGCGGCCCTCGCTGCGACGTTCGCCGCGTACCGTTTCCTTGGCCCCGATGCTGGCGCCGCGAGTGTGCTCGCGTCCACGGTAATGGCGTTCTTGCTTGGGCGTGATCCTCCGCCCCCTCCGCCTCCGTCGGACGGAACCCGGCCCTTGCTCAAAAGCATCCCCGGAGGTCTTGCGGCGCTATTTGCAGTCTGCATCTTTTCGTGTGGGCCCGTGCTCGGGGTTGCAGAGTACACGGACGTTGCGAGCCACACCGCGAAAGTGAACGCGTGCTTTGAGGGTGCGAAGGATGCGGGCGTTCCTTGCCCGTCTCCGGAGTGCCGCGCGAAGTACGAGGCCTGCAAAAAGGACGGTGGGCTTTGAGCACCGCGGCGCAGATCTTCGCCTTCCTTGCGGAGCACTTGGATCTCTTTGAATTGCTGTACGATGCAATCAAGAACCGGGGCCAAGACAAGGCCAAGATCGTAGCGGCGATCAATGTAGCTACGACCGCGGCTTTCGACGCGCGCGCGGACAAAGAACTCGGGCCCAAGTGAGTAAGGTTCGGCGTGCGCTAGAGCACCCGGGACACGTGGACGGGATAGACGTTTCCTGCCTTCAGTACCCGATTGAGTACGAGGCCGTGCGGGAGGCGGGTTTCCGTTTCGCGTACGTCAAGGGGTCCGAGGGACTCCGCTACACGGACCCGCGCGCGGCGGAGCATATCGCCGGGTTCATGGCCTCCGGCATCCTCGTAGGCGTGTACGGGTTCGCCAAAGTTTCCGAGGGCAACCCCCGGGAGCAAGCCAAGCAACTGGTTCGTAGCATGGGCGGGGTGTGGCTTCCGCGTCCCGCGTTGGACCTAGAGTCCGCGCCGCCGGATTGGAGCGCCGCTCGCCTGGTTGAGTTCGCGGAACGGTACGTGGAAAGCCTGGAAGAGGAAGGCGCGGCGGGTACCGTGTTCTACTCGTACCCCTCGTTTATGTCTCGCATGGCCCCGGCTCTTGCGGGCTCGCACGTGCTCGGGGATTGCCCCTTGTGGGCGGCGCAGTATGCATCCACCACGGAGGCTTGGGCTCCGGAAGTCGCACAAACGAAAGGCCCGCACGCGCCGCTTCCGTGGCGAGATTGGGCCTTGTGGCAATACTCGGGGGACGCCGGGTATCGTGTGCCGGGCGTTGCCGTGGACTGTGACCGGAACCTATTCCGCGGGACCGCGGAGGACCTCCGCGCCTTTTTTGGTCGGGGCTAGTCCTCAATCTCGCCGCCGAGGCCGCCGCACGACTCGGGCAACGGTCGGGCAATGGGCTGTCCGTCGTTTCGCCTGATTCTCTAACGATTACGGGGAGCCACCTTGGGGACTTGAACCCCAGACCTGCGGTTTACGAAACGTCCGCTGAGTCGAATGATGGCGCGGACTTGAGCACGCTGGATGGCCGTGCGTTGGCTGTCCTGCGCGCTGTCCGCGATGGGTCGCCCCTCCTGCCCCGGCTCGCCGCGGAGCTGGCTGCACAGGTGCTGGCAGAATTCGAGACCATTCGCGGCCCCCAAAATAAATCGAGCCAAAAAGCCGTATAGCTCGACTATTTCACGCACCGGTCTTGCGCTGGATATCCAGCGTGCTAGGTTATCTCTCATGGGGCGGCGCTAACCGCCCCGGAAAAGGATGATGACCATGATCGAAACGACTGTGATTGCTGGCCCGCAAATGACCTACCTGGGCGATCACGTGGTGCAGCGCGAGGTCACAACGGGCGAGGGTGACGACGATGGGACCCTCTACTATGTGATTCCGGTGGCGCAGATCGGCAAAGGGATCGGAGCGGGGGTGTCTGCCACGATTTCCAGGTGGGGGGAGCCTGGTCCGGCCATCGCAAAACTCGAGGCAGAGCACGCCGCCTATTTGAGGTCTCTGCCAAGACTCCGTGCGGAAGCCGAAGAGGCACGCAAAGAGTCGGAGTTCCAGGCCGCATGGCGCGAAAATCAGAAATGAGCGCCAAAAAAGATGGCGCCCGGGCCGCTAAACCCGGGCGCCGTGCGGCGTCCAAAACACGCGGGGATGATGCCGGCGCGCCGCTGACCTCCGCAAAAAAAACGGTAGCACGTCGCTCCGGCGCAAACATCCCGAACGCTCAGCGCCACACCGTGGCCCTTCTGATTCGCGTCCGGCCGGAGATCGCCGCATGGCTACGCGACCGGGCCGCCGCGTGGGGCTGCACCATGGGCGAAGTTTTGGAGGCGGCTAGGCCGGCACTGGAAACCAACATCGTTGCCGCGGCAGAAGCGCTGGCTACCCCTCCCGCCGCAACCGATCCATCTCGCTAGCCGCCCATTCCGCAATGCCCACCGCCGAGCCCTGGGGCCCCACCAGTTCGCCGCTGGGCTGCGTGTCGGGCACGTCGTCGTCGGGGAGCTCTGGCTGTGTGGGGGCGGCCTCTGAGGACGGCAACAGGGTGTCCACGGGTCCCTTGGTTGACGGGTCGCGCAGCCATTCGGCCAGGAGCGACACGAGGGACCGGGAGTAGATGCCTGCGTCACCTGTGAAGTAGCCGCCTGCCTTGAGCGCGAGGGCAAAGCTCGCGGGGTCGCCGGACTCGACGAACCGCCACGCGGCGCCGTACCGACGACGAAGGAACGCGATGTGCTCGGCCATGCCCTCGGCCAGCGTCGGGTAGCTCCGGAACCACGTCTGCGGGTGCGGCGGCTCGAAAGTGACGCGCTTGCCGGCGATCATCTCCCATGTGCCCGGGAGCATGGTGAAGTCGTGCCCGTCGCCCTGGACGTGCTTCACGTTGCCGATGTTGTTGTTCCAGCACGCCTTGCCGCGCCCTGTCTCGAAAGCGTATTGCGCCCACAGCGTGCCGATGGCCTCGCGTGTAGCCTCGGGCCATGCGGTGCGCACGGCATCGGCAAACAGGGCGTTGCTGATGGTCGTACGCACGAGCGGGACGCACGTTTCGTCGCTCATTTGTCGGGTCCGAACTTGGCGTCTTCTGCCCAATCTGCGACGTCTGCAGCACGCCGAACCGCGGCGTCGTCCAAGAACTGGCGCAGCACCGTGACCGGCGCATAGTCCAGAGCATGGTCTGCGAGGGTGCGCGCAAGTTCGATGCGGTCTGACCCAAGATGCTCAGCCACTTCGCGCACCACCGCGCTGACGATTGAAAGCCCCACTTCGCGCGCGGCCTTGGACGCCGCCATTTCGGCCATCACATCTCCGAGGCTCATTGTGCACCGCTCTCTGCGTTGCCTGGACAGCGCCTGCTGAAGTGATGGCCAACACGACCGCAGTGACCACACGGAGTAGCCGGAGATTTTGGCTCTGGCGCGCGACCGAAGAACGGCCCATCGCCACGCCTGCGCCGAGGCTCAGGCATGGGACCAAGGCCAGCACTTAGCGGGCCGCCGAGCATTGCCGCTGCGCTTAGGGCCAAAAACAAGGCGCCATTACGTCCCGAGTAGTTCATTTCCCACCTTCCTTCGCTGCGCCCGAATCGACGCCCCACTTGCGATCCACCTCAGCCCGGCATGCGCGCGATTGCTCGCGGGTCTCGGCGTCGTCGATGCATTTCAACTGTTGCGCGGTGTAGCTGGCCTCGGCTGCTGCCGGCGTGGCCACCTGAGCCGAGTTCCCGCACGCGGTGCATAGCGTGATGAGCGAGCCGAGCACGGCGCACAGGATGAGCATGGCCACGATGCCGGCGATGGCGTCCTCTAGCGTTTTCATTCGGATGGTCATTGCGCTACGCCTCCTTCGGGCAACACGATGTAGATGGGCTGCGGAGCGGCGGGTGACGCGCTCGCCGGAGCGGTCCCGCGGCCAACGATTGCGGCGCCACCGGTCAGCAGCGCGAGCACCAGCCCCGTGACAGCGGTACGTACGGCAGCAGTTGCGAAGATGCTGCGGAACCATGAGCCGATGGGGCCCACGATGGCGCGTTCGATGCGCTCTACGACCGCGTTGGCTGCGTCGACTTTCTTTTCCAGGCCATCAAGCCGTTCAGCGAGGGTGACCGTCTTCCCCTCGAGCGTTTGCGTCTTCTGCTCAAGGTCGTGGCTGCTTGTTTGTGCCTGGCGAGCGATGAGTGCAGTCGGGGGGTCAGTGGGCGACCCGACACGCTTTTCCAGTTCGCGCCGCCTCCGCGCGCTTTAGGGACACCTCGTCCGGGGGCTCCGGAAGTGGGCGGGACACCCGGCGGCGCTTCGGCGGCGCGGGCTCCGCCTCCGCGGCAAGCGCATCTAGGAAATGATCTAGCGCTTCGTGCGCCGCCTTCCGGGCTCTCGGGGACATCACCCCTTCTACATAGTACCGCTCCGGCACAAAGTCCAATGCCTAACCTCTGGCATGCCGATTGACGACATTGTTGACCTTACGATCACGGCGAACACGAGCACCCCGAGTAAGCCGGGCTTTGGTGTGCCGCTTGTGCTCGCGTCCCTTGTCCCGTTTTCGGCACGCACGGCGGAGTATTCGAGCCCCAAAGAAATGGTGGATGCCGGCTTCGCCACGTCGCACCCGGCATACAAAGCCGCGGGCAAAATCTTTTCGCAGAGTCCGCGCGTCAAGAAGATCAAGATCGGCCGGCGTGCACTGCCTCCCACGCAGCGCTTCACCCTCAAGTGTTTGAGCGCCACGGAGGGGGACGTCTATTCCCTCACGTTCCGCGATACCGAGATCACGTACACGGTTCCGAACGCCGCCACTACCACCACGGTAGCAACGGCCTTGGAGCTTTTGCTTGAAGCCGTTGACTCCGGTTCCGAGTTCACCTCGTCCACGGACACGATCACATACGTGGGCCTCACTGCCGGCGAGCTCCGCAACGTGAAGGACGTTTGCGAACACCTCGTGTTCACGAACACCACTACTGACCCGGGTGTAGCTACAGACCTCGCTGCGGTGTATGCCGCGGACCCGGATTGGTACGGTCTCACCAGCATCGCCCCGAGCAAGGCGGAGGCTTTGGAGATCGCCGAATGGTGCGAGGCAAACCAAAAGCTTTGCTTGCTGAACTCCGCGGACTCCGGCGTTCTTGACGGAGACGTCACCACGGACGTTGCCTCCGAACTCAAAGCGGCGGCCTACGCGCGCACGGGCCTCTTGTGGTCCGGCGAGTTGCTCTCGCACTCCGCCGCCGCGTGGCTTGGTGAGGGACTCCCGTGGCCTCCGGGTTCGAGCTCTTGGAAGTTCAAGACCCTTGCGGGCATCACGCGGGACAAGCTCACCTCCGGCAAACAGGCGGTCGCGAAAAACAAGAGCGCGAACACCTACGTCACGGTGGAGGGCGTCAACATCACCCAAGAGGGCTGGTCCGCATCGGGCGAGTTCCTTGACGTGACGCACGGCCTGGATTGGCTCCGCGCAGAGATCAAGTTTCGCGTCTTCTCCAAGTTCGTCAACGAACGCAAGACTCCGTACACGGACGCAGGTGTGGATTCCGTGCTCGCGGTCATTGACGGCGCACTCAAAGACGCGGTGCGCGCTGGCGTACTCGCGGCGCAACCCGCACCGAAGAGCACCGCTCCCAAGGTTGCGGAGATCGATCCCACCGTCCGCGCAACTCGCTTGCTTCCGGACATCACGTTCAGCGGCAACCTTGCGGGCGCCGTCCACGCAACTTCTATCACCGGAACCCTTTCGGTCTAAGGCGGATCATGTCGGACTTTCATACTCACGACGCGGACCAGATCACCGTTGTCATTGCGGGGATCCCCATCGAAGCCGGCTTTGCGGAAGGGGAGTTCTGCACCATCGAATCCCAAGAGGGTTTCACCACGAAGCGAGGCGCCCTCGGGGACGTCACGCGCTCCAAGACCTTCAACGGAGAAGCGAAGGTCAAGCTCCGCATCATGCAAAAGAGCGCGAGCAACGCGCCGCTCTCCGCGCTGTATCAGCTTGACGTGAACGCGCCGAACGGCGCGGGCGTGGGGCCCTTCCTCGTCCGAGACCGCGCGGGTGCCACGGTGCACGCTGCGAGCAAGTGTTGGATCTCCAAGATGCCGAACGGCGCTTTCGGCGCGGAGGACATCCCGCGTGAGTGGGAGATCTCCGTTGCGGATCTCGTGTCCGTCGAAGCAGGCTAAAGAACTTCCGAAGCACGTCCGCGTAACTCGACATAGGCGCGGAAGGGAGCCCCCTGGTTTTGAAAACCTGGGGGTTGTGCCGGGCCCGGTGAGCGCAAGTTCCCCGGGCCCACTTTTTTCTCTTCCTAGTCTCCCCGCATGTCGAGAGAAACCAAAGAGAAGAAGATCGGGGAACACACCTACTACGTCACGCAGATGGGGGCTATCGAGGGCCGGCGCGTGTTCGCACGCCTGGTCAAGATCTTCGCGCCCATGGCCTCCGGCGGGACGGTAGAAGAGCGCATCGCGCGCGTTGCGGCGGAGTTCACGGAAGAGGACGTGGACTTCTTCTGCGACGTGTTTGCCAAGACCACCACGGTATCCGGTGTCGCGTACGGCACGAAACAACCTCGCCTTGTGGACGTGGTCGACGTGCACTTTGTGGCGAGCTACGAGTACATGGTTCAGTGGCTCGCGTTCGCCTTGGGGGTGAACTACGAGGGTTTTTTTCGGGGGCTTGGCGGGAACCTGGAAAATTCAGTCGCGGAAAATCTGTCCCCCTGAAACTCCCGCCACTCGCTGAAAAGCGTTGGGAGGTGTTCCGCCTACTCACTAGCCCTAGGCTGAACGTGACCATGCACGAATTGGAACACGTTTGGAGTTTCGAAGACTTCATGGCGGCGCATCAGACCCTGAACGCGTTGGACGAAGCGGAGGCGCGAGCACATGGCGCTTCGTGAACTCCTTGCGATCTTCGACATCCGCGTAGGCGGAGCGGAGCAACTGAAGGCACTCGACACCAAGATTTCTTCCGTGGGGTCCAAGCTGGAAACAGCGGCGAAAGTGTTCGCCGGAGGACTCATCGCGGAAGGGATCAAGGAGTTCGTAGTCGGGCAAATTGAACTGGGCTCGCAGATCAATGACACGGCAGATCGCCTAGGCGTTGGGACGGACGAACTCCAAGGGTTCCAGTTCGCGGCGAAGCTCTCCGGCGTAAGCGCGGAGGAAGCGGCGAACTCCCTCAAGTTCTTGAACAAGAACATTGGCGCGGCGCTGGAAGGAAACAAGGAGGCCGTCAAGACCTTCAAGGATCTTGACGTCAACATCAAGAACTCTGATGGCTCCGTGCGCGAACTGGGGGACGTGATCCCAGAGGTAGCGGACGCGTTCGAAAAGATGGGGAGCGACCAAGAGCGCACCTCTAAAGCCATGGCAATCTTTGGCCGCTCCGGTACCGCGCTCCTTCCGTTGTTGAAGGGCGGAAGCAAGGGCTTGAAGGAACTGGACGGAGAGTTCAAGCGCTTGGGCGGAGGCCTGACGAAGGAGTTTATCGAAGCCGCGGACAAGGCAGGGGACGAGATCGATAAGATGAAATTCGCCATGACGGGGCTAAAGTCCCGCGTGGTGGGGGAGGTGCTCCCGGGCCTCACGGCTTTGGTGATGCGCGTTCAGGGCGTTGTAGCGATCATGATCCGCCTTGCGGAGCACACGAACATTGTGAAGGTCGCTATGGGCACCCTCGGGGGCCTCGGTATTGCGAAGGTGATCAAGTCCCTTGTGGCACTCGGGCCCGAGACCCTTGCGATCATCACTGTTGTTGCGGCCCTCGTCCTCATCGTGGAAGATCTGTACACACTGTTTACCGGTGGGGACTCTGCGATAGGGGACTTCATAGATTCCCTTTTCGGCGTGGGCGCGGCGGCGGATGCCGTCCAATACGTGAAGGACGAGGTAGATCTGTTGTTTGCCTCCGCGGCGCAACTGGGCCCTCTGTTCTCCGTGATTGGGCCCCTGATATCCAAGGTGTTCGGGGAGGCCTTGCCCGTGGTGCTCGCGTTCTGGAAGAACCAGATCGAAAGCGCCGTGTTCTTCTTTGACCTCTTCGTCAAGGGAATCAACGTTGTATTTTCGATGCTCGGAAAGCTCTCCGTGTTCGTGGGCTCTTTGCTCAAAACGCTTGGGGGGACGACGGGCGTTGACGAACTGAAAGACCTTGGGGCCTCGTTTGACACCACGGGCAAGAACATTCAGAACGTGATCGCGACGAACCCCTACGCCGCCGGGGACTTCCGGCCCGAGGGGCAATACAAGCCCAGCGTGCCTTTCAACCCGGGGAGCCCTTCCAACGTCACGCAAACGAACCAGGTGGAGATCAATGTCCAAGGGGGCAGTGACCCCACGGCAACGGGACGTGAGACCGCGGGCGCCCTCGGGGGCGCACTAAACGGCGTGCTGCTGCAGCAGGCGGCGGGCGCCCTTGCCTTTGCGGGGAGCGAATGAGCGCGCACATCCTTAGGCCCGGCGGTAAGGAACTCCACTTTGACGTGGTGGTGTCCGAAGTCCCAGAGTTCAAAACGACCGTGACGGACTATCCAGTGGAGAAGGGCGCGAACGTTGCGGACCACATGCGCAACGAAGCGCACGCCTTGACGCTTGAAGTCTACGTATCGGACACGCCCCTCAAGGAGACGGACCTTGAGGGCAACAACACCCGCGGCGGAGGAGTGCGTTCGCACGGGCTTGACGTTCAGACGTACGAACCTCCGCTAGCACCCACTCCGGGCGCGGTGCTCGGCGCAATCGGCAACGCCGTAAGCAACTTGCTCGCGGGCCCGGCGGCGCCCACCAAGGCGCAAGTGCTCTCGTTTGACAAGGAGTTCAACGCGGCGCAAGAGTGCCTCACGATCCTTGAACAGATCCGGGGCAAGTCCGAACTCCTAGAGGTCGTAACCGCAGCGCGCTTTTATTCGGACATGGCGCTTACCCGCATTGGTGGTCCAAAGGTGGACAAGGATACCGGCGGCGGCGCGAGCTTCACCCTTGAATTCAAGAACCTTCGCCTTGTCTCCGTGGCGTTCGTAGCGGCGCCGAAGCCGTCTATCGTGCAAGGGCACAAGATGGCAGACAAGGGGAAGCAAGACCCCAAGACCCCGGAGCCAAAGAAGCGTTCTCTCTTGCAGAGTGCACGGAAAGGGGCCCTCTGATGCCGGTAATCATCCCCACGGCGTTTGACCCGGATGTGCCGTACTACCGGCAGACGTCCACGATTGAAGGGCGCGAGTACCAATTGGAGTTCCGCTATTCCGTGCGGGAAGCCGCGTGGTACATGAGCTTGTACAAGCCCGGACAAGACTCCTTGGACCGCGTGCCCCTCGCCACGGGAATCAAGGTGGTGCCCAAGATCGATTTGCTCCGTCGCTTCGTGCGCGCGGACCGGCTTCCGCCCGGCGAGCTCCGCGCCATGCCCCGGGGTGCGGACGGGACGATCCCCGGCCTTGTGGACTTGGGCGAGGCCCAACGCGTGGAGCTTGTCTACTACGACTCTTCGGAGATCTAGCCCGTGGCGTACGAACTCTTTGACCGGGTGTGGGACGTTCGAGTGGGACAAGGCGGCGCGGGCGGCGCGGCTCCCGTGGGCTTCGACGTGTCCACGCTGCGGTGCGTGTTCAAGGTCAAAAAGACTTTGAAGCCGGAGCCGAACACGTGCGAACTCAAGATCTACAACCTGGCCAAGAGTTCGCGGGACAAGTTGAGCGCGAAGAACCTCACGGTTTCGGTGAATGCAGGGTACAAGAAAACCGGGGTGTCCCAGTTGTACCTAGGGGAGGTGCGCAACGCCCCTTCCAAGGTTGACGGGCCGGACATCATCACGGAGATCTCTTCCGGAGACGGAGAGAAAGCCCAGCAGAAGACTTGGATCAATCGTCCCGTAGGCCCGGGCACTCCGGCGCTTACCGTGCTCGAAAACATCGCGCGGGAGTTCAAAGGCTTGGGCCTCGGGGACACTTCCAACGTGGCGCCCTTGCTCGCGGCGCGAGGTGTCGCAACGTTTCATCCAACGGGCGGCGTTCTTTCGGGGAACGCGGCTCAACTCTTGACGGACTATTGCCGGTCCGCGGGCCTCACCTGGTCAATCCAAGATGGGGTGATTGTGTTCGTTGACGTGCAAAAGCCGCGCGGCAAAATGGCCGTGCTGCTTTCCGCTGCAACAGGTTTGCATGAGTCCCCCACCGTGGACGCAAAAGGGGAAGTGGAAGCCAAGTGCGCAATCCTCCCCGGCATGCGCCCGGGAGATCTTGTGGTGTTCTCCACGGAGTCCGTTCAAGGCGGGTACCGCATCGAGGAAATAGAGTATGTGGGGGACACGCACGGCGCGGACTGGTACGCGTCCCTCAAGTGCAAGGTTTACTAGCCTCCGCGCGTGCGAACACCCTCGCTTGCGGAAGTCCTAGACCTCGCGAATCGCCGCGCGCTGCAAGGCGTTTGCACGTCGCTTCCCGCTACCGTGGAGAGCTATGACCCCGTCACGCAAACCGCGGACTGCAAGCCCAGCATCAAGCGGCGCATCCCGCTAGCGGATGGTAGCGCGGAGTTCCAAGACCTCCCGGTAATCCCCAAGGTGCCCGTGGGCTTTGTGCGCGGAGGGGGATACGTGTTCTCCGTGCCCCTCGAAAAAGGGGACCGGGTGTGGCTGGTGTTCTCCCAGTACGCCGCGGGAGAGTGGCAAGCCGGAGCGGACAACGCCGAACCCGTGGACGGGCTCATGCACGGCATGAGTTCCCCCGTGGCGCTCCCGTGCGGGTACCCGTTGACGGACCCCCTAGCCCCGGCAGATCTCGCGGCGCGTTCTGCGGGCCTCGTACTGGGCAAGGATGGCGCGCCAGAACAGATCAGGATCTCTGACGCGGGAAAGATTCAACTGGGAGGCGAAGCCGCGGTTATCCCGCTGGTTCTGGAAACGCCGTTGCTCGCACACATCGCGCTGCAAACCACGGCGCTTGCGAACATCCAAGCCGCTTTGGTGGCCCTGCAAGGCTTCGGGGACGCATTGAACCTGATAGCAGCGGGAGCGGCGGCTCCCGCGGCGGCAACGGCGGCGGCGGCGGTAACAGCTTCCGCGGGCTCCGTAACCGCCGCGAGCACGCCCCCCGAGATAGGCGCCACGTTGTCCAACGGCATCTAGACTACGGTGTGTCCACCTTCCGGCAGACAAGTAGCGGAGACCTCGCGCTTGAAAACGGCACGCTCGTCCTAGAGCGCGAGCCCTCCGCCGTTGCGGCGATCACTCTCCGAAACAAGTTCTTGCGCGGGCGTGGGTCTTGGTTCCTCGCCACGGACGAGGGGATCCCCTACGTGACGCGCATATGGGGCAAGGGCCGGGACCTTGGGGTAGCGCGGAAGATCTTCGAAAAAGTGATCCTCTCCGTGCCCCAAGTCTCGGACTTGGAAGAGCTGAACGTCTCGCTTCGCACCGCGGACCGGGTGTTGCTCGTTTCGTTCCGGGCCAAGTGCTCGGACGGGAAAACGATCGTGGGCGGTCTTGGTGATTCGTTCGTTGTCGAGGTGCTCTAATGCCGGTCACTCCTGAAGGTCTCGTAACGCCCACGATCGAAGAGATCCAAGACGACATTGTGCAAGACACCCTTGCGGAGGTTGACCCGGCTCTAGACCTCTCGCCGAACCAACCCCTTGGGCAAGTCTTTGGAATCTTCGCGGCGAAGCTTGAAGCCGCGTACGAACTCTTGACCGTGGCGGCGAACGCGGACAACCCGGACGCAAACGAGGGGTTCTTTCTTGAGTCCACGTGCGCAATCACCGGCACCACGAGGCAAGCCGCAACGCGCTCCAAGGTCACGGCAACGTGCAATCTGAACTCCGGGTTTACCGCAGCGGCGCACACCATGTTCGCAAACGTGGACGGGTACCCGGACCTCGTGTTTCGCAACGTGTCTGCCGTGGGTCCCATTGCCGTGACGGGGGACGAATCCGTGGACTTCGAAGCCGTGACGGCCGGGCCCACCGTGGCGAACGCGGGAACCCTCACGGTAATCAAGGAACCGCTTTCGGGTTGGAACTCCGTTACGAACGCGGACGATGCAATTCCGGGGCTCGCGGAAGATACTGACGAGGACCTCCGCGCGCGGCGCGTGGACGAACTTACCTCCGGAGGTTCTTCTACCGCGGAGGCCATTCGCGCGGACGTCCTCAAGATCCCCAAAGTGCAACAGTGCTACGTGTTTGAGAACAATTCGAACGACACGGACGCGGACGGAGTTCCCGCGCGCGCGTTCGAGGTGTTGGTTTACGACGGGCTTTCGCCCGAAGCGGACGACGATGCAATCCGCGCGGCGATCTGGGCTAACAAGGTCACGGGCGGGAACACGTACGGGTCCACTAGCGGGACCGTGTACGACTCCGGCGGAGACCCCCGGATCGTCAAGTTCACGCGTGCGAGCCTGGTTCCAATTTACTTTGGGTACACGATTACCCGAGACCTCACCAAGTGGCCCGCGAACGGAGACGCGCTCGTAAAGGCGGCGGCGGCGGCGAAAGCCCTCGCGGTGCAAAACTTGGGTGTGGACGTGATCGCCCTGGCATACCGCGCCGCGGCCCTCACGGTCCCGGGCGTGGTGGACGTGACGGACTTCCGATTGGGCAAGCTCTCGTCCCCCACCGGGATTGCGAACGTTGCGATCTCTAGCAGGGAGATTGCCACGGTGGATACGGCGCACGTGACGGTAGCCTACGCATGAGCACCCCCACGCACGACACCACGATAGTGGCGGATTCCGTGGAGCTACTCACGGACGGATTCCGCGGGCGACTAGTTATCGAGGGGCTCCTAAAGGCCCTCACGCGGCGCGTGCAAGAACTCGAAACCCTCACGTGGGAACTCACCCAAGCGAAACTCTGGGCGAACGCCGCGGGCGTTTGGCTGGACAACATCGGGCGCATTGTGGGGGAGCCGCGCCTTCTTCGGAGTGATGCGGAGTACAGGATTGCGATCCAAGTCCGCATCCTCGTGAACCGCTCCAAGGGCCGCGCGGAGGACATGATCAAGATCGCACGCCTCATCGCGAGTGCGAACGGGAACACGCTTCCCGCCGTGTACCGTGAGGGGTTCCCGCTGGACTTTGAGGTAGAGATCATCCCGCTCCCCGGAGCCCAGTACGCCGCGCGCTTGCTCGGGCAAGCCCGCGCCGCTACCGCCTACGGGACGCTGGTCTCGGGCACCCTCACGGATGCGGACTATTCCCGGTGGGGCTGGTCCGACGATTCGAGCGGCGCGGAGTTCACGTGGAGCTTGGACCCGGCCAAGGGTTCGGGGGGTGTGGCACCCCACGCGTGGCACTTGCCCCCCAAGATCGTGGACGTGGGGAGCTACACGGCCCCCGCTTGGGACCCGTCCCGCGCGGCGGCGCCGCTTGCCATGTGGCTCCGTGCTGACTTGGGTGTGTCCCTTGTCTCCGGTAAGGTCTCGGATTGGACGGACCAAAGCACGCACTCCCGGAACCAGGGGACCGTGCCGGCAAGCGGCGGGGTGTACCGGCCGGGCTTCGACGCCTCCGATGCAGACTACAACAATCAACCCGTGCTTACGTTTGACGGGAGCCAGTACGCCGTAAGCGGTGCATGGCTCTACCCCGTCTCCGGGCCGCGCGCGCTCCTTGTGGTTGGGGATGCGGCTTCCGTAACGGCCTTCCTCGCGCATGAGCCGGACACGTCCGAACTTTGGACCGCGGGGAGTACGCACGCGGAGTGGTACGCGAGCACGAACCCCCTCGCGGGTACCACGGCGAACACCTCGCAACCCTCTTTGATCTTGATCACGGACGATGGGACGCACACCCGGCTTTACGTGAACGACTTTACGACGCCGGAGGCCACGTATGCGGGGAGCTTCGATAGGTTCGAAGAACTCTCAGTGGGCCTCGGGGTTGCCGGCGTGGGGAACCAGAACGGACGCACAGCAGAGATCGCAATGTGGACGGGCGTTTTCTCCGCAGCGGACCGCACAGCGCTCCGTGCGTACCTCTTGGACCGCTACGCGCTCTAGCTAGCCTCCCGGGGTGACACGCCCCGCAAACCCCACCTATGCCGTGCCCACATGGGCGCAATCCGTAGCGAACTATCCCGCCCTTGGAAAGGATTGGGACGGCGCAGCGATCGCGGTAGCGCCGCCCGGGGACTACTTCACGCCCGAGCAAAAGATCGCCGCGGATTACCTGAACGATCTTTTCGCCAAGGCGTTGAACGAGCACGTCTCCGCCAAGAGCGCGATCGATGCGCTGAACACGTACGTGGGCCAAGTGGTCCCCCTGAACTTCAAAGCCGCGAGCACCGCAGCATCCAACCTGGTGGGCGCGCACTACAACCCGTACACGCGACGCTGGTCCGTGTTCGGTAGCACGGACCGGCTCCGAAGCTCCACGAATGAGGGCGAGACGTGGAGCGGCGCGGACGAGGTGTCCGGCGGGACCTCGCGCAAGATCTGGCGTGCTGCGGACGACGGCGCGGGCAACGTGGTGGCGACGACGGACTCCCGCGACGTGTACACGAGCACGGGTAACGGAGCGTGGACCAAACACACGAACGCCATTCCCACCACGCCGAACTCTTCGGACCCTGTTGTCATCTGCTACGAGAGCGGCGCGGCCCTTTGGTGCGTGGCGTACCGGGATAACGCATCTTCGGACGTGGTGGTAGCAACGTCCCCGGACGGAACCACGTGGACCGCGCGCACGCTCCCGGCGGCTTGGAGCGGACCCAATCACCAGCGCTACCAGATCGCCGCGGGCGGCGGGCGCGTTGTCCTCATGGCGCGAGACGCGAGCACCGCCACGAAATCAATCGTCGCCACGTCGGACGACGGCGGGGTTACGTGGGCGGCGCAAGCGGACCTTACGCACGTGGCGGGGGACACGGATTCTTATGTGTCCGTCCCTACGGCGAACCTCGCGTATGACAGTACGGGCAAGTGGATGTACTCCGCCGCGAACTACAACGGCAACGCGGACGTTTTCCACTCCACGGACGGGGCCACGTGGACGGCCAAGAAATCGATCGCCACGGACTTTCTATCCGGCATCGTGGGCCACGGCGCTATGTGGCTCGCGCTCTTGTGCGCGAGCTCTGCGGCGGGCGGCGGCGCGTACTCGTACTGCTACCCCGTGTACTCTCTCGACAACGGCGCTACGTGGTTTCACTCCGGGCATGACTTCCCGAACGTGCTCTCGCTCGCGAGTGGTAACGGCGGGGTGCTCGCGCTCTTCTCCGGCTCCGTGCGCATGAGCCTCCGCACCGGCGCACCAGGCGTGGAAGTCCAACCCTAAACGGGGGAGGGAACGCCCTTCAGCGCCGCAAGCGTTTGGATGAGCTTCGCCGTTGTCTGCCGGGGGACGTACTCACCACGGGCCCAGCGGCGCACGGTGTTGTGTTGCTTGTCCGCGTCCAAGCCCATGGCGGTAGCGAAGTTCTTTAGGCCGTCGTCCCGGCCCGGAGTGGCGAACGCGTCGAAGAGAGCAACCCACTTGGGTTCGTAGATCTCCGCGTAGTTCACCGGCCGTCCAAGCTTGGGGGTTTCTATCATGGCGTTCCGAATGAGACTAGCGGAAGCGTGGCGCGTTGCTTTGAGCGCGGGCTTTTTGCTGGTTCTCTTGGTGATGCTCTTGCGCGTTGCCATGGGTGAAGCCTACAATGGGCGCCGCCAAAGTTCCACCTTCCAAGCCCACTTTGCTAGGCCGATCGCATCGATCACGTTGTTGCGTTTGCTCGGAGCAACGGACTCCGTGCACTGTTCATACATCCGTAGCTCCCCCATGGTGAGGCCACTTAGGACCCGGGCATTGTGAATCGGCTTCTTGACTTGGCCCTTCCACTCCGCCGGGAGTGCCGTCACCACGCGGGCTCCCAGTTGCTTCGCGCGTAACCCGTAACCTCCGGCGAGGTACGCGACCTTGACCAGATCGTTAGGGTCCCCCTCGGAAGAACCCGCGCGGTAGATTTGTGGGAGTTCGATGACTACCAGGGCCCTGGGCGCTAGGTGGAAACCGCCGGGCACGGACGTCCAAGGGTTCTTCCCATCTTCCAGCGCGCACCATTGCAGTTCCCCGTCCCGGAGGTAGCAGACCCCCGCGTTGTTGCCGGGGTCTATGCCGAAGATCACGGAGGGCTTGGTACTCACGCGCGGAGATTAGTACCGCAGCGTGCGGAAGGGCACTACTCGCGCTTGGTGACCTTCTCCAAGATCTTTTCGTACGCGGAGAGTTCCTCGTCCGTGAGCTTGGAAAGGTCTACTTCGATCTTCTCCGTGGACTCCCCGCGCACAAGGCGATCAAGCTTGACCGTGACCTCCGCCAAACGCGTCAACGCGTGCAACGTGAACGGCCCCGGGGCCTCTCCCGCTTTCGCGCTCAAGGCGTCAAGCTTTGCGAGCTCTCGGGACACAAGGCTTTTGCCCGTGGCGACCATTGCCATGTGAGAGGCCGTGACCTCCCGCGCATCCTGGGCTAGCAGCGCCGTCTTTTCTTCCTGCCTGATCTCGTCCACGTGACGGTCCCAAGCGAGACAACGCTCTTTCCACTGATACTTATTCATCCACGCAAGCGCGGTCTCTAGACGCACGCCCAAGCGCGCATAGGACCGCGTGGCGCCCGGTCCCGTCATCTGGTCCCGGTACATACGGAACGCCGTCCAAGCGTCGTCCGGCTCCGCCTCTTGCCTCTCCCAAGGCTTCGGACGGTTCTCCGCATACCAGCGCTCCCGGCTTGCGTTGCTCATGCTGCGGAGGCCTCTTCGCGGATGTGCTTCCACGTGCGCCCCTTGCAGATCCGATACACGGTCCCGAGGCTTACCCCTACCTCCCGCGCGATCCTCTCGTACGTCCACGCGCCGCGCAAGTCCCCCCCGGCGGAACGCAGTTCGAGCACGCGAATAACGCCGCTCTCCCGTAGCCTTCCGTTGGGCGCTTTGTACCCCATGTGTCAAGCCTAGCCTCCGGCGTGAGTCTTCTAACGCGCCTCTTCCAAAGCATCTATCCAGTACCTCCGGAGCCCACGATCGCCGCGCCTCCGCGCGCACCCGCGCCACGTGCGGACGGATGGGAGAACGAGGTCCTTGGGTACGGGACGTCCCGGGACAAGGTGGCGCAACTCCAATTCCTCGGGGGCTTTCGGCTCTCGGACCTCGCGATCCTTTCGATGTGCGAAGGGGACGCGCTCGCAAATAAGATCGTGGAACTGAAGCCCAAGGAGGCCTTTCGCCGAGGGTACGAACTGGAAGCGGACGACGCCAAAGCCGCGGAGGACTTGCACAAGCAACTGGAAGAGCTTGGATTCGATGACGCGCTACACGAAACCGTGATCGGCGCGAGGAAGTACGGCGGCGCGGTTCTTCTCTTGGGTGTCAACGATGGCTTGGACCCGGCGCACCCGCTGAACGTCAACGGCGTGCGCGGTGTGGACTACCTCACCCCGAAGGACCGGCGCTTCGTGTCCGTGGCTTCGTTGTACACGGAGGTCCTAAAGCCGAACTACGGGAAGCCAGAGTTTTACCGTTTCTCCGGGCAAGGGGAAACCGTGCTCGTACACGAGAGCCGCTTGATCCGTTTCGACGGCACGCGCCCGGACGTTATGCGGACGTCCAACGAAGGTTGGGGCCTTAGCGTTCTGCAAGCCGTCTACCAGGCTCTCCAGTGGTACATCACAAGCTACCAAAGCAGCGCCGCACTCATGGCGGATGCGTCGCAAGCCGTGTTCACGATTCAAGGGCTGATGCAAGCGATTGCTTCGGACCCCGAGACGCTGAAAACGCGCATGCGCTTGGTGGATATGCAACGCAGCGCGGGCCGCGCGATCATGTTGGACGCGGAGGGCGAGAAGTTCGAGCGCATCGCCACAAGTCTTGCGGGTATCCCCGAGATCTTGGACCGCATGATGTACCTCGTGTCCGCGTACTCGGACACGCCCGCCACGAAGCTTTTCGGACGTGCGCCCGCGGGCCTGAACGCAACGGGGGAGAGCGATACGCAGGGTTGGTACGATGAGATCGCTTCGATGCAGTCCAAGGAACTCTCACCTCCGATTCAGCGCATGTGCCAGATCTTGAGTCAAGGCAAGGTCAAGCCGGAGGTGTGTTGGAAGCCTCTAAAAGAACAGACGGACACGGAGCGAGCGGCGCTCAAGAAGACGGAAGCGGAGACGGACAAGGTGTACTTAGACACGGG